GAAAGGAGACCGTGTGATAGCCAAGGGAACATCCCAGCGTTTAAGGGGTCGTGCGGAGGTGGATGTCCGATATACGGGTATCGTGCTTGATGACTTTGAGTCTGAATTGAACACCAAGACCCCTGAACGCAGGTCTGAAATCAAGAAATGGATTGTATCCACTGTGTTCCCGGCACTTGAGGAGACTCCCGGCAATGAAGGCTGGATATGGCTTTCCGGTACTATTGTACACTATGATTCCTTTTTGCAGATGGTCTATGATGGTTGGAAGAAAGCTAAGGAAGATAAAAGAAAATACCCTTGGGATGTTAACTTTTATCGCGCTTTTGAAGATGGGGAACCCCTATGGTCTTCACAGTTCTCCAAAAAAAAGCTGGATGCTAAGAAACGGGAGTTTATAGAAGCGGGACTGGTCAATAAGTTTGCTCAGGAGTATATGAACGATGCCCGTGATATAACCAATGCGGCATTCAAGATAGACAGAATCCAGTATTATAATGGCAGATTTGAAAAGAGAAACAATATGCCTTTTATTATTGAAGGTGACTCCGCTATTCCTGTTAATGTGTATATTGGTGTTGACTTAGCGGCAACTGCCAGTGAGACATCTGACTTTCAGGTTATCTTGGTCATGGGTGTTGATTCCCACAAGAACCGCTATATTATTGATTACTTTCGGGAACGCATCCCTACTTTCGATGTCCCGGCAAAAATTATAGAGTATGCCAAGAAATATAGTCCTGTTAGGAGGGTAACTATAGAAACAGTAGCGGCGCAGGAGATGGTCAGGGATATGGTAACCCGTATGTCTGCCAATGAAAAGAGACTGATGCCCGGTTTGTTCAAGGGAGTTAAGCCCCCATCGAGGATGAAAAAGGAAGACAGGCTTGAAACAGCACTCGGTCAGATTGTAAACTCAAAGAAATTATACATTTACAGGCATATGACAGAGATTGTTGATGAATTCTTTGAACATCCAAAGCCCAGAAATGATGATTTACTGGACGGTTTGTATTATGCTGACTACTTCGCCAAAGCTCCTAAAACAGATAAAATGAGTGTGGATGATATTGAGCAGAAAGAGGAAAAACTGGACTATTACAAATTTAAAAAAGCCTATAACTGGATGACTGGCGCGAAAATGTAGTATAAGCCTATGTTTTCATTGTATTTTTATTCACATTTTACGTATAATACGACCAATGCCTAGGTTTGGAAAAAGGTCAAGAGAGCGTCTCAAGGGTGTTAATGCCAAGCTGGTTAATGTTCTTAATGAGCTCATTAAGATAATGGATGTTACTATTATTGAAGGAGTTAGGAGCAAAGAACGTCAGGCGGAGCTCCTTGAAAAGGGAGCAACGAAGGTTAAATATTCAAGGCATATGGAAGGTAAAGCTGTAGATTTAGCACCATATCCTATTGATTGGGAAGATAGGGAAAGATTTCATTACATGGGGGGCATGGTCAGAGGTATTGGCAAACAGCTTGGCGTAAATATACGCTGGGGCGGCGATTGGGACTCGGATGGAGAAATTAAGGATAACAACTTTGATGACTTGGTTCACGTGGAGATTAGGGATTAATGGCTGGTGTTTCAACTGATACAGTTGGGTTAAGAGTAAAGCCGGGTAGTTTTGTTGTTAAAAGAGGTTCTTCGATATTAAATGAAAAATTATTGGATAAAATACTTGGTAAGAAGCCTAAAGGATATGCAGGTGGCGGAACGGTTCCTATCAAAGCAACCCCTAAAGAAAGAATTGCACCACCAGAGGTGGTAGATATGTATGGAATTGATTTTTTCAGAGCTATAAATAATTCTTCAGATAATGCCGCTCATAGCAGTATGGATGCACTGATTGCTCAATCAGAGCTTGCAGGCATGAAACCAATGTATGATGGTGGAGAAGTTGCCCCCGGCTATGAGAATGGTGGCAGTATCCCGCCAAATGTCGCTAAGTATATTTCTCAAATGCAAGTAATGCCTGATATGGATATTAGGAGAAGTGAGCCATTATCTGACCTTAATCTTGGGCTAGAAAGATTAATGGAAGAACAAGAAGCAATACCTGATGTTTATGAGCAAATAAAATCTTATCCGGGTAAAAGAATATTTCAGAAAAAAAAAGGATATCCTGATGCCGATGAAACAATATCTGCTTTAAAGGGAGATAAAGCCGGTTTAGAATATTTATTAAAACAAATATCAGGTCAAAATCCAAAAAAGCAATATGCAGACAGACCATGGAGTAGGGGTGGTGGAGAGCGTACTGGTTATCAAATAATGAGTCGCGGACAAGCCCCTGAAATAGATAAAGAAACAGGTAGACAGTTAGAAAATTATATTTATGACCCAGAGACTGGTGAGATTAAAAAGAGTCGAAATATCCCTATTGAAAGAATGATTAGTATTGACCCGGAAGATGTAAAGATGTGGGGATATAATAAAGGTGGAGCAGTTGGCTATCAAGAAGGTGAGGAGGTGGCACCTGCCGATGCCACAGCTAATGCAATTATGTCCCAACTACTTTTAAAGGAAGTGGCTCAACAATCACCAGAATATTATTATTCTGAAGAAAGGGAAGGCTATGACCCGGCTAAAGAAATAGCTGAGGGTGCTTTTATGCCTATAGGCGGTGTTATAAGTGGGGCAAAAGGATTAATGAGACTTCCAACTCATACAACTGGAACACCGCTTGCTAAGGGTATTAAAAAGTCTTTTCAAGAAGCAGATGAATTATTAAAAAGAACTAGAAAAACTGCTAGAAGAGGAGCTGGAGCAAATCGTGGTTTGAAAAAGAAATTAATAAATGAGATAGATGAAGCTGGTCTGCCAGATGCTTATGGTGAGCCTATGTCTTATTTTAAAGATTTACATACAGATGATTTAGCTGATATTTTAAAAGAATATTATGGAAAAGAATTATATCAAGCAAATCGTGGATTACATGGTCTTTTAAAGGCAAGTGGCTATCAAGAAGGTGATGTAGTTGGTTATCAACAAGGTGAGCAGGTTGTAGACCCTAATGACCCATTAGGTATAAATAAAAGGCAGGCAATGGGCGCACAGGCTTATGCCGGTAGTACAATAGCAGGAGCCGGCGGTGGAGTAAGTGTCGGTGATGTTGCTGAAGCAGTAGAGATTGATGAAATGCAGAAAGTTAATCAAGCAATGGAAGCATTAAAACTGCAAGGAATATACAATGAGCCTGAAAGAAGTGGATATTTTGAATTTCAAGGAGATGTCCCCCAATCTGAAGCAGACCAGATGAGAATGGTGTTTTCACTTTTAAGGGACATGGAAAATCAAAAAGCATTAAATCAATTATTGATGCAGTCCGGTAGAATGGGCGGACAATTAAACCCAATTCATCAAGGATTATTTTTTAAACCTTAATAATGGCAAACATGGACAAAGACCCTAGGGCAGAATATAACCAAGAGCTCTTTCGCGATTGGAGTGATGCCCGTACAGATTGGGATGAAGAAGCCCGCAGGGATATTGATTTCTATCTTGGCAACCATTTTACTTCAGATGAGTCAAATGAGTTGCAGTCCCGCAATCAGGCTGATGTTGCTATGGACAGGACTTCCGGTGCTGTTGAAAAATTTAAAGCTGTATTGACAGCAAGACCCCCTGCATTTACAATAACACCTAGAGAGGACTCTGATGTTAAAGTGGCAAGCGTGTGGCGAACTATTGTTGGCTATATCTGGCAGATATCTGATGGCGATGCCCAGATGAAGCAGGCTATCCATGATTATGCAATTACCGGTCTTGGTTATTTATATGCTTATGTTGACAGAGAATCTGATTTCGGGAAAGGTGATGTCAAGTTCACTTATCTAGACCCATTTAGAGTATACGTATCTCCTTCGTCTCGAAACCGTTGGTGTGATGATGCTGACGGTATTATTATATCTACAATCTTGACAGGCGAACAGGTCGTCAACCTTTACCCGGAATTAGATGATATTGTAGACCCTGTTACTGGTGAAGTATCAGATGGTCTGCTCCGCAGTGTGTCTGAGCACTCAGAATACAATGGCGAAGACTATCCATCAGCCCAAAATAAGAATTCAATGACTGTCTTTACTCCTGCTGAAGTTAAGGATAAAGACAATATGAATGTTAAGAAGTACCAGATACTTGAGCGGTTCTATAAAGTAAAGGTTATTTTTTATCATGTCATTAATATTCAGGATGGCGAAGAAATGATTCTCTCTGAAGAAGAATTTGCTGTATTTTCAGAAGAGAATGGTGAAGTATTAGAATCAGGATTTTTAGAAGTTGCTCAGGTCTATCAGACCAGAGTGAAAGTGTGTGCTTCAATAGGTGAGATAGTTCTTTATGAGGATATCCTTAATTCAGACATTTATCCTGTTGTTCCGCTTCCCAACGTATGGACTGGCACCCCTTATCCAAAGTCAGACGTATCCCGCGCCAGACCGATGCAGAGACTGCTGAACAAACTATGGTCTCTTGCTCTATCTCACGCTCAGGCATCAGCAGGTCTAAAGTTGCTGGTACCGCTTGGCAGTGTTGATGATATATCTCAGTTGGAACAGGATTGGGCTAACCCTAATGCTGTTATTGAAGTAGATTCATCTCAAGGCGAGCCGCATTATCCACAACCGTCACCACTAGCTGGTGAATTCTACAAGTTAATACAGCAATGTGAGTTTTACATTGACTTTATATTTGGCTTGCCTGAGATGATGCACGGATTTGCAGATAAAGCTCCCGAGACAGTAAGGGGCACTGAAAGAATGGTAGCCTTGGGTAGCGAAAGACCCAAGTCAAAGCTGAGAGACATAGAGTTCTCTATCAACAGGCTTGGAAAAGTTGTTTATAATCTGGCTAAAGGTCATTACAGCTATAAGAAGATGTTCCGCCTTGCACAGCCTAATAATGACCAGACAGAAGCTATGGTTAATTTTTACACTGATGTATCCGGTGCTGTGGTTGACATCAAGAAAGAAAAATATAATATTGAACAGCACGATATAAGAATTGAACCCGGTTCTACAATGCCGACCAACAAATGGGCAGAGCTTAATGTTTATCTTGAAGCTTTCCAGTTGGGAATTGTAGACAGGTATGAGGTTCTCAAGAAGAACCCGGAAATTTTTGACAAGGAGGGCATTATGCGCCGCACAGATGAGAGAGAGCAGATGGCACAGCAGATACAAGCCCTTGAAGGTCAGTTAAAGAATTTGCAGGGAGACTTGCAAACAGCCCAAAGAGAATCCGTTCAGGATAGGAAACGAGTGGAAGTTGAGAAATTCAAATCACGACTTTCCGGAGTTAATTCCGATTCTAAAGCGGATAGAAGAGTACAACGTAATAAACTTGAAACAGAGGTGAAGCTCGAGGTAGAGAAATTAGCGAACCGAATCAACCGTGAGGCTGATAAGGCGACTGGTTC